AACATTCATTGAAACTATTATTAATGTATGGAGAATTTTAAATGAGAACTTATAAGAAATCACCTATTACAATCCTTGAAGAAGCTTCGACATATGAATATCAAGAGGGACGAGAAAGATTCCTCTCAGAAAATATGAGAACTTCTGTAGAAGTTATTTTAGCCTTAGTATTTAATGAAAACATTACTTTCCCTGACTATTCAGATATTAAATGGAAACCTAATCCTGGTAAAGTAGGTATCGTTGATACGAAATTAGATAGAGAAGCAAGAAAGCTTTATATCTATACTGAACAATTTACTACCATTGATATCAATCGGAAGAAAGCTAAGTTAGTACAACTGTTACAAGCTTTACATGTCGATGAAGCAAAATTCTTGCTGGAATATGTATTTCAGAAGAGGCTTCCTTGGAGAAAAATTCCTAAGAATTTTGTTGAAAAAAAATATCCTCACTTATTAGAAAATAAGTTCCTTTTTTAGGGTATGTGTGATATAATATAAAAACAGGAGAATTTTTATAATGAAAGTTAAACTTGATGATTATACTTTAACTGTTTTAAATTCTTTTTCTGGTATTAATAATTCAATTGTTATTAATGCCGGGAATGAATTGAGAACAATGCCAGAGTCTAAAACTATTTTAGCAGAAGCAATTGTTCCCACTAATTTTGATAAGACTTTTGGTATCTATGACCTCAGAAAGTTTCTTGGTTGTTTGTCATTGTGTATCAATCCTGAAGTAGAATTTTTTGAAAATTATCTAGAAATCTATAGTCAAAATGGAAATTCAATTAAGTATGTATATACTGATCCAGCTAGAATCGTAACCCCTGCAACTAAACGAATTAATATTGCACAAGCTGATATTCAATTTAATTTGTCGTCAGATACGTTAAAGGATGTAAATAAAGCATGTGGTGTTTTATCTGTTGAAGATATTATGTTTAGTTCTTCTGATAGAAAAATCAAAGTTACAGTCTTAGACAAAAACGATCCTACCTCAAATTCTGCATCCTTTGATGTAGAAGGAGAAACGAATGAAACCTTTGTTGCTTATATCAAGAACACAAATATGAAACTAATTCCTGGAGATTATGAAGTATTTCTAAGTTCTAGGGGAATTTCACTCTTTGAATCTAAAACAAACAAGGGTCTTAAATATTATATTGCAGTAGAATCTGATTCTTCATTTTGATTATAATATCTAGATTGGAGATTTTGTTATGAAATTTGAACATACTGTGTGGTCTGAAAAATACAGACCACAGACTATTGATGAATGTATTCTTCCAATTGATCTTAAAAAATCATTTTCTAAATTTGTAGCATTAAAAGATGTTCCGAACATGATTCTTACTGGTACTCCTGGTGTTGGTAAGACTACTATTGCTAAAGCATTATGCAATGAATTAAATTGTGATTATATAATGATCAATGGTTCAGACGAATCTGGTATTGATGTATTACGAAATAAGATCAAAAATTTTGCTAGTACAGTTTCATTATCAGGTGGATTGAAAGTAGTTATTATTGATGAAGCCGATAATTTAAATAGTCAAAGTACTCAGCCTGCCATGAGAAGTTTCATGGAAGAATTTTCTAATAATTGTAGATTTATTTTAACATGTAATTACAAAAGAAAAATCATTGAACCTCTTATTTCTAGGTGTACTGTTTTTGAATTCCACATTCCTTCAAATCAAAGAGTTAAACTAGCTGTTGCAATGTTGAAGAGATTGGAATCTATTCTCCAAAAAGAACAGGTTGAATACAATGAAAAAGTATTAGCAGAACTGATCAAGAAATTTTATCCAGATTTTCGTAAAACTATTTCAGAAGTACAACGATATGTAATACAGAATGGTAAACTTGATATTGGTATATTATCAGATTTTATTGATGTTTCTATTGAAGATTTAATAACTGCATTGAAAAATAAAAATTTCAACTCAATGAGAACCTGGGTAAATGAAAATCTAGATAAAGATCCCAATAATATTGTACGTGTTGTATTCGATTCATTAGAAAAAGTAATGGAACCTTCTTCTATTCCTCATGCTATTTTGATATTATCGAACTATGCTTATAAGTCTGCATTTGTTTCTGATCATGAATTAAATATGACAGCAATGTTTATTGAAATTATGGCGGAGTGTGTATTCAAAGGATAATTAATCAGATTCATAAAAATGGTTTTCTTTGTTATAAATGGAAACTATTATTTTTAGGGTGGAATCATGCCAACATTAAGTGAGATTTGTAAATCTATTAATATAGAAAAAGACGAAGACCTGATCAACGAATATAACGAATCAGATTATGTTCCATTTATTATCAATAGGTTATATTCTTTATATCCTGATACAGTTCTGACTGCTAATTTAATCAATCAATATCCTGACACCAAAAATTTATTTCAATATAAATATTATATATATTCTGTCAGAAAAAGAAAAAGATTTTCTCCCTGGTTAAAATATTCCTTACCAAAGGAAGTAGAATTAGTAAAAGAATATTACGGAATATCTACAAAAAAAGCCAAAGAGATTTTACCTTTTATTTCTGACGATATTTTGAAAGAAATTGAAGTTTTTTTAAACGAAGGTGGAATTACAAATGATTGAAAATTTTATTGAAATAAAGTTACCAACAGAAGATGCATTCTTAAAGATAAAAGAAACATTAACTAGAATTGGAGTTGCTTCAAATAAGGATAAGAAACTATTTCAAAGTTGTCATATTCTTCACAAAAAAGGAAAATATTATATAGTTCATTTTAAAGAACTTTTTGCTTTAGATGGAAGAGATACAACATTAGATGAAGAAGATATCGGCAGAAGAAATTCTATAGCTAGACTGTTGCATGAATGGGGACTATGTACCATTGTAGGATTAGAGAAAAAAGGAGATAGATATATCTTCCCTGAAACCATGAAAGTTTTCTGTGAATACTCTAAAATAAAAGTAATTTCATATTCTCAGAAAAATGAATGGAAGTTAGAATCTAAATATAGCATTGGAAAAAAGAAAGTATAAACCTTCAATAGAAGATCTTATAACAGAATATAAACACATAAATGAATTGATATTTAAAAACCAACTATTCAATCCTGGAAAAATTGTGATGATTAAACAATCACAATTAAAGAAATGTTGGGGTGATTGTGGATCTCATGATGGAAAAAAGTATGTGAATACTTTTAATGTAGTAACAGATAAAATAATAATCAGAATGCTAAAATCTTATCCTGATTATTTATTTTGCAGAGCTATACTAGCACATGAAATGATACATGTTTATCAATTTATAAAGTATGGATCATCAGATCATAATGAATTATTTTATAATGAATGGAAAGACTTTTTTAAAGAATACCAGATACCATTGTCAGAAAACTATTAAATCACATGTTAAATTTTAAAGACATAATAAAGGAATCTATGGGACTTACCAACAGAGTAACAGGAGAACTTTTCACCAAGTATGGTGAAAATGAACCTTATTATGAATTTATTGGATTAAGTAATTTTTATGATGAAGGTAATCCAGATCATCCTTTATCAGGATCACCAACTGCAATTAAAGATCCACATATTCCAGAAACAGAAAAAATAGAATGGATAGTTCAAAATAAAAACAAATCAATGACTACTTATGCTGTTGTTCATTTTAAAACAATAAACACAAATGAAGACGTTTATTTTGGAAAGTATTTCAGAAAAAATACTAAAAGTTGGGACAATACTGAAAAAGGTTATTTCTCATATAAATCAAAATCATCAATAAAGCAAAAAGCTAAATTACAACCTTCAGATATTTTATCTAGATCAACTAATTTAACCACATATGATATATTAAAGGATGTCAGTGAATTAAATTTAAAACAAGAAAATCCTAAGTTGTATAATTTATTATTAGAAATTGCAAATGATACATTACAATCTGGGTATCCAGATAATCCTAATGGGTATGATGTGACAGGTATTAGTTCAGGTGAAATTGTAGCAATTACTAATTATTTCTGTGAATTGCTTCATCCAATTGCAATATTAAAAGGAAATTATGATGGTAATGCATTAGAAGGAGTTACTTCCTTTTTTGGAAAAAACATTGATTATACTAATATATTAATAGAATTTCCAACTTCAAAGAATCAAGGATTATATGATTCTGTATTGTTGCTAGATGATAAAAAACTGTTTATATCTTCTAAATTTGGTTCTAGTGGACAAGCAGCAAAACCTGCTGCTTCAAATTTGATTCAAGTATATGATCAATATAGTGATAAATCTATGTTTGATGGATTTGAGAAAGAACTGAAAATACTAAAATATATTGATACTTTTTCAGGAAAAGAAGGGCCTATTCTTATTGCAAATGAAATTTTAGATTTAATTGATGACGAAGAATTAAAGATTATTCGTTCTCTTGAAAAGATTCATAATGATACTAGTATTAAAAATAAAACTGAATCATATGAAGAAATAAAGTTAACAAAAAATCTTCAAGATTTATACGATTTAATAAAAACTAGAGACGTAGAAAAAGATGATAAGTATATCCATTTGATAAGTGGAATAGCCAAAGAAATATCAAATGTTGTTAACACACCAAAAGATAATGAGAAAAGTTCCAACTTTTCTAAAGTTGCATCTTCCATATTAAATGGAAACACTATTCAAGTTTATACTAAAGCAAAACAAAAAGGAAACATCCTTTATTTCGATAAATTTAATACTCAATGGCCAGATGATTCAGTCACAAACATTTTAATTGATGCAAAAACTCGGTATAGAACAAATGCTATAACTGGAAAACTTGGATTTGTTATCAAGTATCGTGACAATACCGAAAAGACTCTACTCAACGAAGATCCTCATCATTACAATAAAAGTGATCGCCTTGATTTCACTGTGTCAGAATGGGGAATAATAACATATGACGGTAAAGTAATTGATGGGAATTCCACAAAAAACGCTGATGGTCATGATAACCTTGCGATTATGTCAGATCTACCGGATGATTTCGGATCTCGTTTTATTATTAGGGTTGATAAGAAAACAAAGGAGACAACTTTAGAAATTTCATCATATCCTCCAAAGATAAACGATAGAAGAAACTTCTCTAATCTACTTACAGTAATTGAGAAAAAACTCCCTCTTACCGATGAAATTTCGTTTGAAATCGGAAGGGGTCATATTAAGGGGCCTTACGATCAAACTCTACGGAAGATGAAGAATTTACTTCAATCCTAAAGAGTCTCAAATTCATAATAGTGATAATTAAAAGTTACGTCTGCTGTTAATGGAGTAGCATCTGTTATAGATGCATCATAAGTTAATGGAGATAAGTTTGTTGGCCAACAATTCACAAATTTAATCCTAGCAATAGGATTATTTTTGTTTGAAAGTATAGTCAATTGTCCATCATCATATATGTTTCTATTCATTGAATTATTAACAAATGATTTTCTTTGATCTGTTGAAGTTGGCTTTCCTAATCCAACCATCCAGTTATAAATTTCAATATAATTAGCTAGATTTTCTTGAACTAAGAAATTGAATATTAAAGGTTCGAAGTTGATTTTATCCCCAGGAAGTCTTAAATCTAATAAAGGAGTAGGTTGAATCACCTCTCCTAATGTAATTCCAGGAAGAGTGATAGAATATGATTCATATATTACATTAGGAAGACGATTAGAAAAAGACATCCTAAAAAGAGCGGCATTGCTGAAATCATATGATGATGGTGTAAATCCTGGCATATTAATGTTCTTCTATATGTAAAACAAGAGGGCCTGTACCTTTGATTAATCTATGATATCTATATTTTTGAATAAACCATTTTTCACCATTTAATAACTTTACCGGCAAATTATTATCATACTGAATAAACCAATCATTAGATGAATCTTTAACTGTAATTGTTCTAGATCGGATATCTCGATGCCAGACAAATTCTTTTTCATCTGCAACAGAAAATCTTCTTATAAATTCATTTTCATTTATTCTTTCATCTATATAAGGATTCATATGTCACCTACCATATCTACTAATATCTACCAAAAAAAGGTTCCACCACCGGAGAGTCCTAATGATTTAGCGTATCTAGGAATTCTACATGCCCAATATCCAGGCTTAGTTTTATCTTTTTTATTTGCACAATCATGACGTGCAGCAAAAGATTTTCTAGCTTCAGGATCATTCATTTTTGTTGTTAACCCGCCTTTTGCATCACCAAAATTAACTTTAATAACATTTCCTTTTTCATTTTTAACATACACATAATATTTCTTTGGACCACTACTTCTTTTAGGTTTATTCAATTCTACTTTCTTTTCTTCAACAATGTATTCTTCTATGAAAGGAAGATCTAAAGGAACTACTTTATCTTTTTCGTATACTCCAAAGTTTCCAATATCAGAATCTAATATTTCTTTTTCTTCTTCAGACAGATTTAATTCATCTCTATATTTTCTCATTTCATTAATAAGATCAAAATAAGACATTTATCCATAT